TGGCACGCGCGCGAGCCGCTCTTACCGATGAGCCTCTTTCGCAACCGCAACTTCGTGGTCGCCAGCAGCGTCGGCCTGATTGTCGGGCTTTCGCTGTTTGGCGCCGTCACCTTTCTGCCGATTTATCTGCAGGTCGCCAAAGGCATAAGCCCTTCCGCATCGGGTCTGATGCTGATGCCGATGATGTTGGGCATGCTGGTCACCTCGATCGCAAGCGGGCGCATCATCAGCCGCTGGGGCCGCTACAAGCTCTTTCCGGTGGCCGGGACCGCGATCATGACGTTCGGGCTGTTCATGCTCTCGCAGCTCTCGCTCGACAGCTACCAATGGCAAACGTCGCTCGACGCGCTCTGGCTCGGGCTGGGCATGGGCATGGTCATGCAGGTGCTCATCCTCGCGGTGCAAAACAGCGTCGAGTACGAATATCTGGGCGTGGCCACCTCGGGTGCGATGCTGTTCCGCTCGGTTGGCGGCGCGCTCGGGGTTGCGCTGTTTGGCGCGATTTTCGCGAGCGGATTGCGCGCCACTCTCGGCCCTGAAGGATTGGATTTTCTCACCAATGCCGTTCCCGCTGCCGTCTCGGGCTTGCCGCCGGTGATGCATCAGGAATACATCGACGCGGTGATGGCGGCGCTGCGGCCGGTGTTCGTGGTGGCCGCGTGCATCGCCGCGCTCGGCTTTGCGCTCACGATCTTTCTGCAGGAAATCGAGCTGCGGGATACATCGCCGGCGGAGGGGCTGGCCGAGAGCTTTGCGATGCCGCGGGATGCGACTTCGCTCGAGGAGCTCGAGCGCATCGTCACGGTTCTGATCGCGCGCGAGAACCGCTGGCGCGTCTACGCCGACTTCGCGCAACAGGCGGGCCTCGAGCTTCCGCCGGCGGAGCTGTGGATGCTGGCCCGCCTGGGAGAGCGTGCGCCGGCCACCCTTGCCACGCTCAGCGCCGAGCTCAACGTTCCGCAACCGGCACTGGCACAGCCGCTCCAGGCATTGCGCGCGCGCGGCCTCGCAGAGGAGCAGCCTGCGGGCGGCCTTGAGTTGACCGCTGCCGGCACGGCCATACGCGAGCGCATGCTCGCCGCGCGCCGCCGCAATCTGGCAGACCTGCTTGCCCGCTGGCAGCCCGAGCAGCACCCCGACGTGGTCGCATTGATCGATCGGCTTGCGCGGGCACTGAGCAGCGACCTGCCTGCGCCTCGGGCGACGTGAGAAAGACGCATGGAGGCGATGCATGGACCCGATGGCCCAACCGGAGGTTACGCTGTTATGTTATAAACCGCAGGATTGTTCCGACCGGAGGCCAACCATGGATAAACGCAATATCAGCCGGCGTGACGTCGTCGGACTCATGCCCGCTGCGGGCGCGATCAGTCTCTCCGCCGCGCCATTGTTCTCCCCCGGAACCGCTCAGGCTGCGAGCGCGGGCGCCTATAATCCAGCTGCCCGGTTCGAGCTATCCGTCAGCGAGGCCGAGTTTCGAAAGAACAGCGCCGGTCGCATGCTGATGGCGCGGATTTATCAGCCTATCGGGCAGGGCCCGTTCCCGACCGTTCTCGATCTGCACGGCGGTGCGTGGAACAATAAGAACCGGTTTGCCGAGCAGCCGATGGACCGTGCACTCGCCGCGAGCGGGCTCCTGGTCGTGGCGGTTGATCTCACGCTTGCGCCGGAAGCGCCCTATCCGGCATGCGTGCAGGATGCCAACTACGCCGTGCGCTGGCTCAAGCTCAACGCCGCAAGGTGGAACGGCGATGCCGCCAGGATCGGCATCTACGGCTCGTCGAGCGGCGGTCATGTCGCAGAGCTTCTGGCAATGCGCCCGCACGATCCTCGCTACAACGCGATTGCGCTCGCAGGCCCGAACATCGATGCGACCATCGCCTATGCTGCCATGCGCTCGCCGATCAGCAACACCTTTGCGCGCTATGAAAACGCGGTGCAACGCGGCAATGAGCACATGGTGAAATACAATAAGGTGTTCTTCAACCCGTGGGAGACGATCCACGAGGCAAACCCGCAGGAAATTCTCGAGCGCGAGGAAAAGGTCACCCTGGTGCCGCTCCTGATCATGGCGGGCGCGCTCGATGACAATGTGTTACCCCAGACCCAGGAAAAATTCTCCGCCAGCTACCGGGCCGCGGGTGGCTTCTGCGATTACCGCCTGTTCGAGAACTCGGTGCACGAATGGGTCGCCCAGCCGGGACCGCAGACCGACAAGGCGCGCGAAGTGGTGAAGGAGTTCATCGCGCGCCAGCTGCAAGCTTCATAAACGCGTGCTCGTAGGGGAACCCGTTCGCCCCGTGCAGAGGCTTGATCCGCGAAAGATCCACCCAGTTTCGAACAACGTGCACCCGGGGCTTGCACCCTTGCTCAAGAGCTTGTCGCGCATGCGCTCCGAGATTGTGATGATGGTGTCGAAGCGCCGCAGGATCGCGCGCTCGAATGCGAGAGCCATGCGCTTGAGTCGCGGGTTGCTGGCCGCCAAAACCGTAATGGGGGCGGAAAGAGCGTGGGCTCGATGCAGATGACCGCATCGGGATCCGTGCATGCCGCCATCACGGTGCCGAGGTGCCACAGCCCGAGCAGTCCCAACTTCAAGTGACCGCGCCGGAAAAGTCTTTTTCAACATCTCAAGGCAAGTCTTAGTTGGAGAAAGAAAAAACGAAAAAATTTGAAAAAGTGAAAAAAGAACTTGACAAAGAAACGAAACTTGTGTACAAAAGCGCATTCTCCAAAAATGTGAGTTGATTGGCCGAGCCTATTGGCTTGGCGGATCTGGTTTGGTCGTCTGGCATTGCGGATTGCTGGCGCCACTGGGTTTCGTTGCCGGCCAATGCGCCCGCATCGAGACTCCAATTCGGATTCGCGAAAGCGTCAAGTCGACCTACGGAAGGTCTTTGCCGCCGGTTCAGAGCGCGCAGAGACAGCGGGCTTCGGCAGGTCACGATGAACTGACATGGGTATCGGCGACATCAGGCATGCTTTCGTTGCTGCAGCGCGCGGCCGTCTGCACGTCAAAGACGCCGGGATGCGCTACGCCAAGGATGGCGGGCAGATACTGCATTTTACGGGCTGGCACTGCGATGGCACTCCATTTGCGTTTGTCTCAGGCTCTTTCTTCGGCGATCCAGACCGGCGTGCGGCTGAAATCGCCGAAGACTTGTCGATAGCTCACACGGGAATTCGATCAATGCCAGCTCCTGCACCGATCAAAGCTCTTGCCCAGACACTGCGAGAGCATCTCGCTCAGGCCACTGCGCGAGCCGACCGTGTCACCATCCGTGCTAAGGACAGCGTGACCAACCTGCACAGCGTGCTGGACACTGCGGAAGGTGTCGTGAAGGAAGTGGACGACGCGGCGGCCGATATTCAAGCTGCGCTCGGGCTGTCGACCAACGGCGGCCCTCCTTTGCCAGAATGATTTCTTGATCAGGAGAAACAAATGGGCGATTCCGCCGTCGATATCGGCAAGGCGAGCCCGCCGGTCGGCAGGGCTTTCACCGCCGCCCAAAGGCGCGGCGAGCGCGGGTTCGGCAAAGACGCCTGGTCGCGGCCGCCGGAACAGCCGTGCAGCGATTGCCCGCACAAGGGCAATCAGGCGAGCGGCACGAAGGGCTTCTCCAGTAACGAAAGGTTCAAGCCATGACGATGGGCGACGGCAAGGAAAACCTCCCCGGCGATACCAAGGACGGGTTCGGCGGCCCGCTGCCGAAGCGGTAAGGCGCGATGCCATCCAAATCCCCCAAGTAAACGAACTCGCAGGAGCCAATAATATGGTCCGTCCGCTCGGCAGTCAGAACAAGGACAAGCCGTTCCGCGAAGCGCTGCGGAAGGAAGCGAAGTCGCTCGAGAGCGGCAATGTCGAAACCCATCCCATGGGCTCGCTGCGCTGGAACGCGCAGCAACTCCTGATGATCGGCAACTCGCAATCCATTCGCGAGGTCGCTGACCGTTTGGACGGCAAGGTGCCGCAGGCGATCGGCGGCACGGATGAGCTTCCCCCAATCAAAGCAATCGCATGGCTGGAAACACTGACGCCGGCACCGGCGACAGCGACGGCGAAATCATCCGCATCAACTACCGACCCCGAGGCCAGTTCGCCGGCTTCCACAACCGCGCCCAGCGATTCGCCTGCATCGTAGCGCATCGGCGCGCGGGCAAAACTGTTGCGTGCGTGCATGAGCTCCAGCGCGCGGCGCTTCGATGCGAAAAGACCCGCCCGCGCTTTGCCTATATCGCGCCGTTTCTGCGCCAGGCCAAAACCGTATCATGGGATTATCTCTTAGATGCGATTGCCCCATTGCGAGAAATTGGCGCTTCCGCCCATCTCTCGGAATTGCGAGTGGACTATCATAACGGCGGACAGGTCCGGCTATATGGTGCCGACAATCCAGATGCATTGCGCGGAATCTATCTGGACGGAGTCGTTCTGGACGAATACGCGGATATGAACCCCCGTTTATGGTCCGAGGTCATCCGCCCTGCATTAGCCGACCGCGCGGGCTGGGCCGTGTTTATCGGCACACCAAAGGGCCGTAACGCATTCTTTGAGACATGGCAGCGAGCGTTAGCTGACCCGCAAACTTGGTTCTCGCTCATGCTCAAGGTGAGCGAAACTGGGCTGATAGCGGAGGACGAGCTCGCGCTCGCACGCAAGGAGCTCACTGAGGAGCAATACGCTCAGGAATTCGAGTGTTCCTTCGATGCGGCAATCATCGGCGCCTACTACGGCAAGGCCATGGCCGACGCGGAGCGCGGCAAGCGAATTTGCGGCGTGCCATATGATCCGGCAGCGCAAGTGTGGACCGCATGGGATCTGGGTTTTCGGGACGCGACCGCGATCTGGTTTGCGCAGATCGTCGGCAAGGAAGTGCATCTAATCGACTACCACGAGTCGGTCAACGTGGACATCACCGACGACGTGCGGCTCGTACAGTCAAAGCCGTACAACTTCGCTGGGCACATTCTGCCGCATGATGCTTGGGCGGCGGTGAAACAAACCGGCAAGACGACAGCGCAGTTCATGGAAGGGCTTGGCTTGCGTAATCTTGACCGCGCGCCCGACCATCGCGTGCATGACGGCATCACGAACGCGCAAGTTCTAATTCCACGCTGCTGGTTCGACGCAGTGAAATGCGCGCACGGCATCGAGGCACTGAAGCTCTACCGCGCCGAATATGATGACAAGCGCCGCACGCTCAAGCCCGGTCCGCTGCATGACTGGTCGTCACATGCGGCTGACGCATTTCGCTATCTCGCCGTGACGCTCGACCACACCAAGACCCGCGCCACGTTCTTGCGCCGGATCGAATATCCATCATCAGGATTGATCTGAATGCCTCGCATGTCCGCCCAGGAGCTGCGCGACCTTCTGACCGCGCAACGCTGGGATTCCATGAGCGCAATCACGGCGAGCAAATTGAGCGAGGAACGGGCGACCGCTCTGGACTACTACCAGGGCGATATGTCGAAGAACATGCCCGCGCCGGATGGGCGCTCAAAAGCCGTTTCGATGGACACCAGCGACACGGTGGAAGGCATGCTGCCGACCTTGATGGAGATATTCGCCGGCGGCGATGAGGTTGTGCGTTTTGATCCGGTCGGGCCGCAAGACGTCGAGGCCGCCGCACAGGAAACCGACTACGTCAATCATGTGTTCATGCAGGCCAACCAGGGCTTCCTGATCCTCTACAGTTTCATCAAGGACGCGCTGATGTCCAAAGTCGGCATCGTCAAGATTTTCTGGGAAAGGGAGGAGCTCAAGGAGCGCGAGACCTACTGCGATCTCCCGCCGGACGCCTTTGCTTTGGTTGTGGCGAGCAAGGACGTGGAGGTTATCGAGCATACCGAGCATGACGGGCTGCATGATGTCACCGTCGAAGCCGCGCGCATATCCGAGAAGGCCCGTGTGGTTGCAGTACCGCCGGAAGAATTTGGCATATCTCGCCACGCTCGCAACATACGGGAAGCGAGCTATTGCTTTCACGACGTATTCAGGTCCGAAAGCCAGCTCATTGAGCAGGGCTTCGACAAGGATCAGGTCAAGAAGCTGCCGAGCTATCTAGTCGCGCACACGGTCGAGGAAATTGCGCGCGACACGGTGAACGAATCGACGTTGCGCCAGGGCGAGGACAACCTCAATACCGCGAACCGGCTGATCCGCGTCACCGAGCATTACATCAAGCTCGATTACGAGAAGAACGATGAGCCGCGGCTTTACCGCGTGACCACGGCGGGCGAGGAAGGCCACGTCCTCTTACGCGACGGCGAACCTGACGTGATCCCGGAGGATCGCATTCCGTTTGCCGCCATGACGCCGGTGATCATCACGCATCGTTTCTGGGGCCGCTCGGTTGCGGACCTTGTGAAGGACATTCAGGAGCAAAAGACCACGTTGCTCCGCGGCATGCTGGACAACCTCTATCTGCACAATAACCCGCGGGTTGAGGTTTCCGAGCAATACATGACCGACGCCACGCTCGATGATCTTCTTGTCTCCCGGCCCGGCGGCATCGTGCGCACCAAGATGCCAGGCGGCGTGAACTGGCAGGAAGTGCCGGACATCACTGGCTCGATCTATCCGGCGCTGCAATATCTCGACTCGACGCGCGAATGGCGCACGGGCGTTTCACGCCAAGGCCAGGGCGTCGATCCGAACGCGCTGCAAAATCAGGTCGCAACCATCGCCAACCAGATGTTCAACGCAGCGCAAGCGAAAGTAAAACTGATAGCGCGCGTTTTTGCCGAAACCGGAATCAAAGATCTGTTCATGCTGCTGCACGCGACCATCAGGAAGCACAGCTCACAGCCCGCAACCGTACGGCTGCGCAATCAATGGGCCACGGTCGATCCGCGCGACTGGAAGACGCGCGAGGACATGACCATCAATGTGGGGCTCGGCACCGGCTCCAAGGCCGAACAACTTGCACAGCTGCAGCTCATCATCGCCGCGCAAAAGGAGGCGGTCATGGGCGGGTTGCCGATCGTGAGCGCGCAAAATCTCTACAATTCGGCGGCCGAATTGACCAAGCTCGCCGGGCACAAGGATCTCGACAAGTTCTTCATGCAGCCAGGGGCGCCGGCTGACCCGAACAACCCGGCCGCTGCGCCACTGCAGAAGCCGCCCGATCCCAAGCAACAGGAAGCGCAGCAAAAGATCGAGTTTGAAAAGGCAAAGATGGCAGCCGATCAGGTACACGAGCAGGCCAAGGCGCAGGCCGACATGGCAATCCAGCAGCAGAAATTTGAGCTGGAAAAGCGGCTCAAGGAACTCGATATGCAGATTGCTGCGGAGAAGCACCGGCATGACATGGTGTTGCATACGGTCAAAGCCGTGACCGCGCCGGCGGGCACAAACGAGAATGGCGACCCGGTGCAGCATCCAATGGCTAAACACGTCGCCGAGCTGCTGGGCGAGCTCAAGAAGGTGAACGCACCAAAGCGAATTGTACGCAATGAGCAAGGGACGCCGATTGGGCTAGAGCCAGTCGCGCACTAACGAGATGGCAGTTAAAACTTTGCACGAGTTCAACTGCCTCCTATTACGCGACGGCACCAGCTATCTGACCCTTACCCATATCCCGCCCTCGACCTCGGCGCTCATCCTGCATGACCGGCAAGGCACCGGCGGCAGCGGCATCTCGGCGGGAACGTTCTCGCGCAAACGCTGGCGCGCGCTCAAGGACGAGGAAGAGCGCGCCCGCCTCGCGGCAGTGGCCGAGCGAGAGCGCGAGCAGACGCGAAAGGCGAAAGCCGAGCGAGAGGCCAAGGCCAAGGCACAGGCCGAACGCAAGGTCAAGCTCGCGGCGCAACAGGCCGTGCTTGAGGCGCACGGCCGCGCCCTTCATGAGTTTTATAGCGCGCAGGCGGCGCACGCGACGCAGGCAACCGCGGCAGCGCTGGAGCAGGCTCGGCAGCAAGCAATAGCGGCGCACGCGGCAGCACAGCAGCACCAAGCCCACGCCGCGGCACAGCAGGCCGACGAGGCCGCCGTCCAGCGGCTGATCGATGAGGAACACGAGCACGTGCGGCAGTTGCTTACACGGCTCGGATTGGGATCACTCTTGACGAAATAAGGACATGGCTGACCAGCGCATACAAGACCTCCGAGCAGCAACCACGCCGTTGACCGGCAACGAGCTGCTCTACATGGACAACGGGACCAACGACGTTAAGGTCACGAGCTTGCAACTGGGAAGCTATGTTGGCGCTCCGACCAAACAGACGCGCGCCGGTATGGCAACGCGCTCTACCTTTGTGTTTGATGATTTCGACGTTGCGGACGGCACCCTGTTGAGCGGAAGAACGGCGCCGACTGGACAGACATGGATCATCACCGGCGCTAACAGTGCCGGAACTTTCATAAAGGGCGGTGGGTTTCAGCTCTCTACTCTGACCAACAGCTCGGTTTACGCGTATCTGCCTTATGGCGCGACCGTTCCGCGCATTGCCGGCACGTTCACTATCGTGCCTGCAACGTCGAGCACGACGCCGCTCCCGGACGACGTTGGTTTTGTGGTGATCGCCGACAATCTGACCGGCGGTAGTGTCGCCCAGAACTGCTTACATTTCCATGCATTCGGGACAACCACTCCGGGCTCTACCGGGCAATATCAATGGGCGTTTTCTAAACGCATAAATAATGTTCAGACAACACTTGCGAGCGGGACTTGGGAACCGAGCCCTTACGGCGGTGTGTATTCGATGTCGATCGATCTCACCGACATCGCCAATAACAATGCGACGATCACGGGCCCGGACGGCACGCAGCAAATCGTCAATGATGGTGCAATCGGCACAACCATCGTACCCACTTACGGTGTGTGGCAAGTCGTCGGCGGCGCTGGCGGCAGCGTCATTAGCAAATGTCTGGCGATCGAGATTGGCTATTCCGACGCCAGGATGCTTGCCGGCGCCGGCGGCGCGGTCAGCGCGATCGATCTGGCCATGCAGCGAGGCGACGGGTTCAAGAAACGCCAGCGGATCAATCGCGGGTCGGTTACGCTATCTGGCGGATCAGGATGGTATCGGATCGCAAAGGCGGATGTATTCGCGACTCACATTGTTGCCGGCCGCATCCGACTCGATGCGCAAGACGGTACCTATTACAATCTCTGGGATTTCAACTTTTCCGCTGTCTACGGGAGTTCGGTTGCCATATCGCAGAACGTGGGCAATGCCGTCGTTGGGACGGCAATTGACCAGGCCCGCATCAGTTACGACACCGGCACATCGGGGGATATTTGCGCGCTTGACGTGCATTTGCCGCACGCAAGCACCGTTACGCTCAGTTACGTGCTGGAGGGGTTTGGACTTCTTGTTGCCGCTCCGGTCGTGGGAGCAACGGCGCTTGTGGGCGCAAGCGCAACGCTCACATTCGCTGATGCCGCGAGCCAGTGGGAAGTCAACGTCGGCAGCGCGCTCGTTCTCGACTATGGCGTGACCACCACGTCGAAATTCACCGCCGCCAAGCCGGTGAACGTTACCGATAGCACGGCCACTTCTTCCACCACGACCGGCGCATTAGTGGTCACGGGCGGCATTGCTGCGGGTAATGCAGTTGCGGCGACCGCTGCCGCCGGGTTTTATCTCGGTTCTCAGGTGATCATAAACTCAAATGTCGGCTATACGCGATTCCAGTCTCTCGATGGGTCAGGCGGCGCAATTAACCTCGGCACGAACGGCGACCCAACGAACTACTACGATCAGACGATTCATGAATGGCGCGGCAACGGCGGGGGCGCCGCCAAGATGTATTTGGCAATGGGGCTGTTTGTTGGCAGTAGCCCCAGCGATCCAGGTGCCGGGAATGTCCAGGTAAAAAACAGCCTCGGTGTAGGTACGGCCCCACTTTCATCGGCGTTTGCGGCGATAGCTGCGGGAACGACTTCCGAAGCGCAAATCAATTTCGGTGCAAGCAGCGCTCCCACGTCTCCGAACAACGGTGATTTCTGGTTTGACGGAACGAATTTCAAATGTCGGGTCGGTGGAGCAACAAAGACATTCACAATCAGCTAACATGAACAACGAGGACAAGATCGAGAGCGCGATCAATCGCGCCGCGCGCGCCGATCATCTGCTGCGCGATGAGCTCCTGATCGAGGCGTTCGACCAATTGAGGGCTAATTACATTGCCGCATGGCAAGTCACTGCCGCGCGCGACGTGGCAGCACGCGAGAAGCTCTGGCAGGCGGTGAACATCGTCGGCCTGGTGCGCGAGCACCTGGGCAAGGTGTTGGCCGGCGGCAAGCTCGCACAAGCCGAGTTGAAAATGCGGCAGATGAAACGCGCCGCCTAATCCGAGAGGGAACATGACCGAGTTGAACACTGGCGCGCCCGAGGCGGGCGCCGAATTCGCGCCTATCACACTGCCGCAAGACGCGCCCGAGCGATTCTCCATCAGCGAAGCTGCACGCGCCTTGCAGGCGCAGCGATACAAGAAACCCGAGGCTGAGGCGGCGCCGGAAACGGCAGCGCCGGCCGCAGAGGAATCTCCCGCCCAAGCGGCGGAAGACGGCGCCCCTCCCGCAACGGAGGCACCCGCCGAAACGACCGAGAGCCAGGCCGAACCGGAAGAGACCCTTCCGCCCATCGAGCCCCCGAGGTCATGGAAGGCTGAGGAAAAGGAACGGTTCAAGTCCCTCCCTCGCGAGACGCAAGCCTATCTTGCCGAGCGCGAGACGGAACGCGACCGCGAAATTCGCCGCAGCCAGAACGACGCCGCTGAAAAGCTCAAAGGTCTCACGGCCAAAGAGCAGGCGGTGGAACAGGCAAGGCAGCAGTACGAAGCCGCATTGCCGCAGCTTCTCCAGGTTCTGCAATCGCAGCAGGCGGGCGAGTTTGCCGACATCAAGAGTATCGCCGATGTCGAAAAGCTCGCACGTGAAGATTGGCCGCGCTACCTGCAATGGGATGTGGCACAGAAAAAAATCGCAGCGGTGCAGCAGGAAATGCTTTCGGCGCAGCAACGCCAATCGCAGGAGAAGGTGCAGCGGTTTGCCGAGTTTGCCAAGCGGGAAGATGATCTGTTCGCAGAGCGCGTTCCCGAGATGGCGGACACGGCAAAGGCATCGGAGCTGCAAAAGCGCGCAATCTCCGTCCTGAAAGACGTTGGGTTCAGCGAAACGGAACTGGCGGCGGCATGGAACGGCGAGAAGGATTTGTCCTTCCGCGACCATCGCATGCAGCTACTCATCCGCGATGCTACAGCCTGGCGCCAGGCACAGGAGAAGGCGGCAACCGCAGCCAAGAAGCCCGTTCCCCCGGTTCAGCGGCCGGGCGTGACACCGAGCAAGCAAGCTGGCGCGCACGCTGAAATCACGAACCTCCAGAACCTCCTCAACGCAAACCCGACCGGCCCCAACGCCGCGCGTATCGCAGCGCAGATCGTTGCAGCGCGGAGAGCGGCCGCCAGGTAAGAAGGAACCTCAACCATGGCTCTCCCCACCAACACGTTCGCTTCTTACGAGGCGATCGGCAACCGAGAAGACCTCTCGGATGTCATCTATCGCATCGATCCCACCGATACGCCGTTCATGTCCGGTATCGAGCGCGAGAAGGCAAGCGCCGTCAATCATGAATGGCAGACCCAGGCTCTGGCCGCAGCGGACAACACCAACGCGCAGCTCGAAGGCGACGATGCGAATACCAATACAGTGACCGCGACGGCGCGTCTCGGCAATATCAACCAGATCTCGACTAAGGTTGCCCGCGTGACCGGTTCGCAGCGCGCCGTCGATCACGCCGGCCGCGACGACGAGTTGGCGTATCAGGAAATGCTCAAGGGCCTCGAGCTCAAGCGCGACATGGAGACGATCCTTGGCGGCACCAACCAGGCCAAGAACACCGGCAATGACACGACCGCGCGCAAGACCGCCTCGGTTATTTCCTGGATCAAGACCAATACCGACAAGGGCTCGGGCGGCTCCGATCCGGCCGCGGCCGACGGCACCGGCACCCGCACGGACGGCACGCAACGGGCGTTCACGGAAAAGCAGCTCAAGGGCGTGCTCAACGGCATCTGGACATCGGGCGGCAAGCCCGATGTCATCATGACCGGCGCGTTCAACAAGCAGGTATTCTCGACCTTTTCCGGCCGCGCTACGCAGATCGAGGACACCAAAGGCAAGAAGATCATTGCCGCAGTCGATGCTTATGAAAGCGACTTCGGCACGCTCAAGGTGGTGCCGAACCGCTTCACCCGGAGCCGCGACGTGCTCGTGCTGTGGATGGAAATGTGGGCGCTGGCCTTCCTTAACGGCCGACGGATGGTATCTGTCCCGCTCGCCAAGACCGGCGACTCCGACCGGCGCATGATGCTATCGGAATACGCGCTTGTGGCCCGCAACGAGAAGGGCTCTGGCGGCGTGTTCGACCTCACCACGTCGTAAGAATACGGCGCAACCTGATTGAGGGCCGTCCATCCGGGCGGCCCTTTTCCATTTCCCTTATTCTGAAAGGAAAGCTCAGATGAGCGTCTATTCGATCGACAGCGAAGGCGCGATTTCCGTCGTCCTCTCCGGCACCGAGTTTGATGCCTTTGACGCGGGTGGGACTGCGCGAGTCAAGAAGGCCACGGCCGCGCAGATCGCAACTTTCATCGGCGCCAATGCCGCAGCAACCACACTTCCAGCCGGCACCGCAAGCGTGGCTCCGCTCACGTTCACGTCGGGCATCAACCTGACGACAGCGGCAGCCGGCGCCGTCGAATACGACGGCAGTGCGTTTTATGCCACCGCCGCCGCTAATGCGCGCCAGCAGGTCGACGCCGAGCAATACACCATCGCATCGGCAAATAGCGCGACCTACAACAACACCGGCCTTGATACCGCGAGTGCAGCAGCGGTGTTTACCTCAACCATGGGCGGTAGCACCAACGGCGCGGTGACGCTTGTGGCGGGCAAGACCTATGTCATCGAAGCCGTCTATTCGCTCACCAACACCGGCACCACCTCACACACCTGGGCTGTCCTGTTTGGCGGCACGGCGACGATTACCGCCGCCCATATCCAAGCGTTCGGCATTACCACAAGCACGGCAAACACGCCCGCAACCGGTGGCTTGACCGGGTTCGGAACCGGAACCGACCTGACGTTTGGCGGCAGCGGTATTGTCTGCACCGCGGCGTCAACGTCCGCGACTGAGCAAGTCACGATCCAGTTGCAGGGCGTGATCGTCGTCAACGCCGCGGGCACGCTCATCCCGCAGATGAAGGCGAGTGCGCGGCCGGGCGCGTCCGGAACGCCGGGCGTGGTCGTCCAGCGCGGCAGCTACTTCCGCATCTGGGAAATGTCCACCGGCGCAACAGTCGGCAACTGGTCGTAAGAGGAGAAACAGAAAGATGGCTCTCCCCAGCAATCACAAATTCACCGAGCAGCAGCTCGATTGCTACTCTCCCAGCGTGGGCGCGAGCCCGACCACGGCTTATGTGCGCGTGCCCAAGCGTGCCAAGATCATCAAGTTCGGAGCCGTGCTTTACGGCACGCTGACCGGCGATGCCACGCTGACGGTGGCAGTCGCAGGCAGCAACCTTGCACCGACCTTGACGCTGACGGCGTCGGGCTCCGTGGGCGGGACCATCTATACCGCCGTGCCGACCTCGAACCAGTACTGCAACGAGGACGACGTGATTTCCTTTACGTCAGCCAGCGGCTCTGGTTCAAACATCGCGGCACAATATTTTGCCGTGGTGGACGAGGCGGGCGTCTGATGTTCTATCAGCCGCAACGATCGTCCAGGATTGGCGTCACACAGACGATTGCCTACACGGGATCGTCTGTGGCGGCGACCAATCCGTTCGGTACTCAGACCCGTCAAGTTCGCCTCGTGTCCGATTCCGCGTGTCAGTACAAGATCGGCGACGGGGCACAGACGGCGGTGCAGGATAATACGAGCCCATTCCTGCCGGCGAACTGGGTTGAATATGTCACTGTTCAACCGGGCCAAAGCATCGCCGCAATCCGCGCTGCTACGGACGGATTGGTGACCGCCACCAGCGGCACCTTGTGGGTTACCGAAATTGCCTGATACCCGGCTATGGCTGCACGGCCGCGATCTCGTCGTCCAGTCCTATCAGGATGTCGAGGATATCATTGAGCACAACAAGGCGCTGCAAACTGCAGGCCCGCAGCGCGGCGACTTCCGGCAAATCGCGTCCATTCCAAACAACATCATTCTGCAGTGGCTCAACGAGGAATGGGCACGGGGCAATACCACCATCAAGCTATTCGGGCAGGAGTTCGACGCGCTGGTCAAGCGCAAGCTCGCGGACCCCGACTGGCGCTATCTGCGGACGGACAAATGAGCGCGGGACATGGCGGCCATCACGTTGCGCAACATGAGCACCTGGGCGAGCGTGAATTCGACCGCGCCATGGCGGACCCGCGCTTTCAGGCGATCTTGTCACGCGGCTTCGATGTCTCGTTTGATTACGATGTGCCCTATCTCGGCGGTTACAGCCAGGACGGAACCAATATCTACATCGATCGTGATACGCCTCTCACCCTCAAGCGGGGCAAGCACGTCTATCAGCTCCGCCCGCAGCAATGGATCGACGCCAGCAGCGGGCCGTTCCTGGTTCGCGGCATCATCTGCCATGAGCATTGGGAAAAAACCGCAATGATGGCCTGGGGCTGGGGCTACTACGAGTCGCACAAGCTCGCAACCCACGCGGAAAACCGATTCGCCTGCGACACGCTGCAGATGGACTCGGCGGAATACGAGGAAGTATGGCAGCCCGTGATCAACATGGTAGAAAAGAAACTGCGTGCGCAAGCGGCGCAGTTGCCACCTGATCTCGACCGAACGCCGTATCAATCATGAGCCTCTCAAGCTACACGGATTTGCAGAGCGCAATCGGCGCCTGGCTCGATCACAGCATCTTCTCGGGGCAATACTCGAATTTCGTGCTGCTGTTCGAGGCCACAGCCAATCGGCGACTGCGCGTGCGGAATATGGAGGCGACGACGATCCTGGTCCCGTCCACCCCTCCGTCGATCAATGTCACGAGTGCGACGAACAATGGCTCCGGGCTCGTCCGGCTGACAATCAGCAGCACGTCTACATTCTCGACCGGACAGGAAATCAATGTTGCAAACGTGAGCGGCACGGCGGAGGCCAATGGCTCGTGGATTATCACGGTGATCGACGGATCCAACATTGATCTGCAAAGCTCGACGTTCACCAATGCCTATGTGTCCGGCGGGACGGCGAGCGCACAAGCGGGCTTTGCGACGTTGCCGTCCGATTACCTCACTTGGCGCCGCGTTACCTGTACTGCTAACGGCACGGTCCCAAGCTTCGGCAACAGCGTCGGCACCGGAACGGTACGCACAGAACTCGGCTACGTGCATCCGAGCTATTTCCAGATGGCGTATCCGTCGCAACCGGCCGATGTGCCGCGCATTTTCACCATCGAGGGCTCGACTCTCAAGGTAATGCCACTCTCCGGCGCGCCGCTGGAATTCGATTATTACCAGGCCATTCCGTCGCTTGTGACCAATTCCACCAACTGGCTCATGAGCGGCCATCCCGATCTCTATCTGTTCGGTACAATGTGCGAGGCCGAAGCATTCGGCGTCAACGATGAACGCATGCCAATGTGGAAGGCGCGCCGCGATGAGATTTTCGAGGAAATCATCATGCGTGACCGGCAGACGCGCGGACCGTCCTATGTGCGCGTATTCGGAGCGACGCCGTAATGTTGTTACCATTCCCCGAATATGCACCCGATATCTCGCCGTTCGGCGAGGAGGAGTCGCAGATCATTCAGAACGTCTACCCGCGCAAGGACGGGTATGGACCGGCGCCAAGCCCAAGCATCTATTCCGCCACGCTGTCCGGCGCCTGCCGCGGGTTCTTCTATGCCCGCAAGGCGGATGGCTCGATCACGATCTTTGCGGCGACTGCGACGAAGCTTTATCAGCTCAACAACACGAATTTCACCTGGACCGATGTGAGCAAGGCCGGCGGCTCCTACAGCGCGATTCCGACCGGTGATCAATGGCAGTTCGCGCAGTTCAACAATTTTGTCTTTGCGGTACAGATCAACGTCGCGCCGCAGGTTTTTGACCTCACCAGCTCGACCGCGTTTGCAGATTTGGGCGGCTCGCCACCGCAGGCGCGTTACATTGCCGTGGTCAATCGCTTCGTCGTGCTCTCGGGCTTGGGTTCCTCCAGCCCGTACCGCATCCAGTGGAGCGGGCTCAATGCCACAACCACGTGGACTTCGGGCGTCAATTCTTCCGATTTTCAGGACTTGCCGGACGGCGGCATCGTGCGCTCCGTCGGCGGTGGCGAATATGGGCTCATCACCCAGGATGCAGCGATCCGGCGCATGATCTACGCGCCAGGCGCTCCGTATACGTTCCAGATCGAACGCGTCGTCAGCGATAACGGCATCTTTGCCCCGCTCTCGCTGATCGAGGCGGCAGATCGCCTATTTTATTGCAGCACTGGCGGCTTCGCGACCGTCGCTCCGGGGGGCTACCCGCAGTACATCGGTAAGGAGCGAGTAGACCGCACGTTTTTTGCCGACGTGGACGCATCCAATCTGCAGCTCATGGTCGGCTGCTACGAGCCCGGCAGCACACGTGTTTGCTGGGCGTACAAATCGCTCGCGGGCCAGGCCGGCATCTACGACAAGGCCCTGATCTACGACTTCGCGCTCGACCGCTGGTCGATTCTCACCGGCCAAGCCGGGCAATATATCGCGAGCCTGTCACGTCCCGGCCTCACTCTCGAGAATATGGACATGCTCGCGAGCGGCGTGATCTCGGTCACGAATGCCGCCAACAATGGTTCTGGCGCTATCCGGCTCACGCTCGCCAGCGAGGTTGCAAACTGGACCTACGGCCTCGCCGATACCAGTCACAATAAGGGCGATCCCGGCACGACCAATCTGAGTAATGCCTCGCAGAATGATATTGTTGTCTATGGTGTCACCGGCACCATTGAGGCCAATGGGACATGGCGTTTCACGGTCATCGATGGCACGCACATCGATCTCGTCGGCTCGACCTTCAGCAACGCCTATGTATCCGGCGGTTCGATCGGGGGAGCTATCGACGCGTTAACGTTCTCGCTCGACGATATCGTGCCGTCGCCGCTGGTCAAACTGGCGATGTTCAATTCCGCCAATCAGCTGTGCTTCCTCACCGGACCGAACCTCGAAGCGATCATGGATTCCGCCGAGCACGAAATGGACGCCGGCCGACGGGTGCGCATCAGAGGCTTCCGGCCCGACACGGATGCGAGTGGCGCGTTGGGCTCGATCGGCGCGCGGGAAAACATACAGAGCACACCGATCTATTCCGCCGAGCAGGCGGTCAACAGCAAGGGGCTGTGCCCGGCCAATGTCTCCACCCGCCTGGCGCGGGCGCGCGTGCATATTCCCGCCTCGACGGCGTGGACGTTCTGCAGCAGCGTTGAGCCGTTGTTCTCGCAAGAGGGTTTGCGATGAGCGTTGACACCATCCCGCAGTCCGAGCGGGATCTGGCTAAGATCGTCAACACAGTGCGCCAGCTCTGCCAGGGCCGTAACAATGCAGTGGGCACGTTTACACTGGCATCCAACGCGGCGACTTCAACGGTGACCGCGACCAACTGCGCGTCAACCTCATCCGTGCTGTGCTTTCCCACCACGGCGCACGCTGCGGCGGAATGGCAGAACGGCACCATGTACATTGGCACAGTATCAAACGGCTCCTTTGTGGTAACGCACGCGAATAACGCGCAATCCGACCGCACTTTTATGTATGTCGCTATTGGTTGAATGTGTCTGCGTTGATCCTGCGCTTGTCGATGAGATCTGGCCGCATGTGCGAGGCTTCATTTTCGAGGCGATCAAGCGCGGCGATCTTTGCCGGTTTGAAGCGATCGAGAAAGCGGTTCTTGCCGGCGGCATGCTGCTGTGGTGCGCGACGGACGGACAAACAATCAATGCGGCAGCGGCTACCGAACTGACAGAGACGGAGTGGCGCAAGACGTGCGTCATCGTCGCCTGCGGCGGCAAGGAGAGCGAGAACTGGATGCATCTGATAAAGACAATCGAGGATTATGCGCGCGCGGAGAAATGCTCGGCCGTGCGGATATTTGGCCGCAAGGGATGGGCGCGGAAGCTGTCAGGGTATGACATTCGGCGCGTTGTGCTAGAGAAAGGTTTAGGCTGATGGGCGGCAATGTCACAACCGGACAGCAACAGACGACGCAGCAGACGACACCGTGGGCGCCGGGCGCTGGTGTTATTCAAGGTCTGTTGGGACAATTACAGGGTTTGCCCGTGGGACTCACCGGTAACGAGACCTCCGCGCTTAACCAGCTTAATTCGCTGGGCCAGGTCGGCAATCCTTATGCGAGTGGCATCGGCAACGTCGCCAATACGCTGCTCTTAGGCGGCGGTGCCAACAACCAGGCCGGGCTAATCAACAACGCCTATCAGCAATATCAGAAGCAGCTCAACCCGTACCTGCAATCATCGTTCCTCAACCCGATGAATACGCCGGGCTTCGGGGACGCGCTCGCCGCGACGAACGCCGATATCACCAATCAGATAAACAGCCAGTTTGCAGCGGCGGGGCGCGATATGTCTGGCATGAATACGCAGGCCCTTGCCCGCGGCCTTTCGCAGGGCGAGGGGCAGCTCATCGCCAATCAGTACAATCAGAACGCCCAGAACCAGCTCGGCGCCATGGGCTCGCTCTACAACGCAGGCAATACCACGGGTGGATTGTTGACCGGACTTAATCAAGCCGCGCTCGACAACATGCAGGCTGGCATCGGCGCCGCCGGGCAGGCGACGGCGGCACAGCAATATGGACCACTATTGCAGCTGCAAACCGCAGCGCAAGAGCGCGGGATTCCGATGCAGGCGCTGGCGCAAGAGATGGGGATCGCGCTTGGTCCTACGCAGGCATTCGGCACGACCAGCGGCACGACGCAGAACCAGTCGCCGCTATGGCAGCAGTTGCTTGGCGGCGTGATCGGCGGGGCGGGGCTGCTCGGCGGCATGGGCGCATTTGGCAAGAACGGCTGGCTGAACCTGGGCACGATGAGGGAAACATGACGATGGCTTCTCTGCTTAACTTCGGACCCGCGGGACGTCGATCGGGATTGCTTGGCTATGTCGGAAAAGAAATAGGAGGGGCACCTAGGAATGACGTTAATTTGCTTGAGGGCCTAGGGCAGGCGATAACAGACAATCCACTAACTTTAACTGCGCTTGGTGCTGGCATTGCACAAGGCGGGATCGGGCGTGGATTGCAGTTTGCGCTGCCCGCGCTTCAAGCGGACGAAGAGCAGCAGAGGCGTGATCAGACCCGAGACGCAACATACCGAGCGCTGCGCTTGGCTGGGCTGCCGTCGGGCGAAGCGCTGGTTGGTTCGTTACATCCAGAGATCCTTAAAGGTATTGCCAAGACACGGTTTGTTTCGCCGCCACTGCCTGGGTCTGTTCGAGTCAACGATCTGGAGCCGACAAATACTGATGTTAATGCTTCTGTTAACTCCTCAATAACGTCCGGCGAACATTTGGATTGGGCGCCGAAGTATGCAGATCGCGATAGCTCTGTCGATTTACGAGCCGTCAGAGAGGCCGCCCCCTTCAATAGAGTCATTGGTCATTTGTCGGATATTATGACGATTTCTAAGATTGGCAAAATCGACAACGTCCGAGCAATCGGACCAGATCCTCGAAAAACTTATGATGCAAAACGTTATCGCGATGTTACGGGGGATAAGATTGCAAATTTATTCCAAGCTGCGGGTATAAATGACATTGACACTAAGAGATGGAACGAAGCGTTACGTAGCACAAATTCGATGGCAGATGTGCGGCCTGTAGTGAAAGGCGCTATTCAATTGATTACGTCTCGTCTCAACGCGCTGAATGAAGAATATCACAACTCAAAAGGCCGATCCGGACTTCAAATGCTCTCGCCGAAGGCACAAGCCATGCTCTCGAGATTAGAGAACTGGTCTAATGAGTAATTGGATTCTTTTTCTGTACAACCGTTGCTCTAACTGCCCTCGGCTTGTAGCGCAACGGCAGAGCGAAGACTTGGCTCGGATTGGTTCAAATTGGGACCGGTGCTTTTTGAGGATGCACAATGCCGCTCTATAACTGGTCCACGACCGCCGGCAACAATGCCACGGCTGACAGCTCGATCAATTGGGCGGAAGGCATGGCACCTTCTGCCGTGAACGATTCCGCGCGGGCGATGATGGCGATGATCGCAAATACAATGCGGACATTTCCGGGGCGATTACAACGGCGGGCACCAGCACGGCCTACACGCTATCAAGCAACAGCGTTTTCGATACACTCGTGCACATGCATCTACAAATGATTGCCTTCGTGCCGCACACGACATCGAGCGGAACTTGCACGCTCAATGTCGATGGCCTCGGAGCAAAGCCGTTGCGCTCCGCTCCGAGTGCGGAACTGCCATCGGGTACCCTTGTGCAGGGCACTCCTTACGTAGCCACGTACAATAACACTGACGGCGCGTTTTATCTGCAAGGGTTCATTAATAACCCATATCAGATACCCGTTGGCGGGCTCATGCCGTATCTCGGCTCGTCGGCGCCGAACTCGTCGTTTGTGCTGCCCTACGGCCAGGCGATCTCGCGGACAACCTATGCCACGCTATTTGCGTTGACGGGCACAGCATTTGGAACGGGCGACGGCGTGACCACATTCAATGTTCCTGACATGCGCGGGCGGGTGCCTTACGGCCTGGACAATATGGGCGGGTCCGCATCTGGCCGGATGACTTCTTTGAGCGGAGGTATTGACGGCACGACGATCGGCGCGAACGGCGGCAGTCAGAACGTGACGCTTGGGCAGGCGAACCTGCCGAATGTGACGCTGACCGTTACAGCAAATTACACCCAATTTGTTTTCTCCGCCCAGCAATTAGCCTCGACTTTTGGTAACAATGAGTGGGGATTTAATTCTCAACCGAGCTCAAACTCATCGGCAAGTATTGCTAACGGGCTTACCTCTTCCATCAATGGCAATGTCACGCAGACCGCGGTGAAGCCGCTGCCGCCCGGCATTGTCGTGCCCTACATCCTCCGCGTCATCTGACGCTAACACTCAGGAAAATCGAACATGCTTGATGCGCTCGCCGCCATCGCGGACCTATGGAAAAAGGCTTTAGTTGCACACACGACGAAGCCACAACAGAGTATTACGCCGGGTGAGCCACGACGTGGGATCGTTCCAACGACGAAAACTCCGCTTCCGGTTCTTGCGGGCCCACTCCGTTATCTTATTGCGATTGATAATCAGATTGACGGGAAGAATGGCGAGATTTTCGAAACCGGCTACAATGGCAAGAAGCCAAGCAAGGGTCGGTTCGTCCGCTATGGTAATTTGTACGATCAGACTGGCAGCGGCCGATACGGTCCGTATGTGAAATCAACTGAGACGGCGAGCGAGTACGATGAGCGCGTACTCGATTGGAAGGGCGAGGGCTGGCGGAACCTTCTCGCCGACCAGTGCCACGCTGCCATAGCCGCAGGCGCTGAAGGCATCGAATGGGATAACCCGGACGGCTACCCACTTGACGCCGTGATGGATGCGGTCAATTACGCGGCGTCGCGCGGTCTCGATGTGCTGGCGAAGAATCCGCTCGCATGCGGCTTCGACCCGGTTCCGTATATCAAACACCCCGGTATTGTCGGTGTCATCGTGGAACATGGCGCTGGCTTGCCTGCCGACATGGACGCGCTGCGCAAGAAGGCGGGCAAGCCCGATCTTTTTGTTCGCTTCGTCGCGTTCAAGGACGGCAAGGAAGACGGCCGCGCCTGGGCAGCAAATAGTGCCAGGCTTGCCGCTCAATATAAAAACATGGCGGTGACGATCTCGCTTGACGGCGAGTATACGTCATCGACCGACGTGGTCGCGCCATGGCCAGTTCCGACGGCATGAAGAGTAGTAGGATAGCTACTAGAGCAGGTTTCGGTCAGGTGGAATCAGATCTAGCGGCAGCAACGGTCTGCCCCCTCTCCCCGTCCTTAACGGGGAGAGGG